CCGCAGATTTACCGGAAGGATGCCCGAAGAAGGGCGATAAGTTTATATTGTCTGCAAGTCCTTTGAATCCGTCCGGTGAATTTGTCGCGCGTGATTTTATTTTTGAAAAAGACGGTACAGTAACTTACGACATGCAGGTTGCGCAATGAATTTAGCTACAAGCATTATGACGTTGCGTAATATCCGCATGGCTGTTACTGATAAACTTAAAACGGCTAACCTTCCGTTTATCGGCAAAGATGTCTATTGCAACCGTGCTGAAAAAGCATGGCCGCAAGAAAAGGCGTTCTTGTCGGTTTACGTCCAGCAAAGTTCTTTCGATACCCATGATACACAACCGGAAATTTACAGGGTCGAAACTGACGTTGTAATTGACGTTGTGGTCCAAGGTGCTCAAGAGCTGAACGGTGAAACTTTTCAAATCGACGACCTGTTTGATATTATTTCGAGCAACGTTGTAGATTTGCTTACAAGTTATCCGCGCCCGAAATGGTTTATTGAAGACCAGCTTGCATCTTCGGAGTTTACAATAAAGTCTTTTTCTGACGAAATCAACGGCGACGGCGAAACTGACAAAGGGACGCGAAAAATCACATTTAGCGCCGTGTGGCGTTTCGAGCCGGTTACACGAAACGAAACTCTTAACGATCTTGAAGTGATTCACACTGAAATTGATTTCAGCAATCAATCACGGAATTTAATTACTTCGAACCGCGAAAAGATTATTACGGATGCTGGATATTGTATCCGGGTAAGGCTTGCCGGGGACGAGTACAAGTCTTATGAATTTGATTTTAGTATGAGGTAAACATGAATTTCTCCGAAATTCCTAACAACCTTCTCGTTCCTGGATTCTGGACAGAATTTGACAATTCGGCGGCGGCGGGTTCCGGCGCTATGCCGTGGACCGTGTTGCTGGTCGGTTCGAAATTGTCAGGCGGTTCTGCTGACGAAAGCGTTCCGGTTCAGATTTTCAGCGACGACCAGGCAGATACTTTATTTGGCAAAGGTTCGCAGACTGCGTTGATGGTTCGCGCATTCCGCAAGAACAACAGCTTGATGCCGCTTTGGGCCGTCGGTGTTGCCGATGGCACGACGAAGGCTTCCAAGGCTGTTACGTTTACAGGTCCGGCGACCGGCGCGGGCGTTATCGCACTTTACATCGGTGGCCAGAACGTGAACGTGGCCGTGGCTGTTGGCGATACCGCTTCCGATATCGCGTCGGCTGTCGCCGATGCCGTTACTGACAACATGCCAGTTACGGCTTCCGCATCTACCGGAGTCGTGACGTTCACGGCGAAGAATGGCGGCACGGCTGGCAACTACATCGACGTTCGCGTGAATTACGTTGCTGGTGAAGTTCTCCCCGCCGGTGTTGGCGTGTCCGGGACCGGAATGCTCACGGGTGGTGCGGGTGATCCGTCGCTTACTGACGTTATCGCGAACATTGGCGCACAATGGTTCAACGTCATCGTTACGGCGTTCAGCTCCGCTGGTGCCTTGACCGCTCTCAAAGAAGAGCTTGAAAACCGCTGGCAAGCGACAAATCAGAAGTCCGGCGTCGCTATCTTTGGCGACAATAGCGCGACGGCTGCAACGACCGCTTCCGGGATTGATTCGCGCGTGCTTGTCGATTTGCCGCTTCCGCTTTCTCCGACAACGTCGTTCGAAATTGCGGCGGCTGGTGCTGCCGTGATTGCCCAATCCGCAGAAGCTGACCCGGCAATGCCGCTCAGCAACCTGTCTGTAAAGGGCGTTTTAGCTCCGGCCATGAAAGACCGCAAGAACCTTAGCGAAGAAAACGCAATGCTTCTCGCCGGTGGCTCGTTGCTCAATTCCACCCCGGATGGCACTGTCTATTTGCGTCGCACAATAACGACGTACAAGACAAATGAATCCGGCGCGGATGATGACAGTTACAAGCAGCTTGAAACTGTCTTTACGTTGTTCTTTATCCGTTGGGATTGGAATAACTACATGGCTAATAAGTACAAGCGTGCAAAGCTCGCTGGCGATGGCTACGAATACGGCGAAGGACAAGTTGTCATGACTCCGAAAAAAGGCCGTGCCGAAGCGCTCTCCAGATTCGATTACTGGATGCAGATTGGCGTTGCCCAGGATGCCGAAACGTTCGCGAAGTACCTTGTTGTTGAAATCAATGCGCAGAATAAGTACAGGCTTGACTTCTTGTTACCCGCTACTTTGATGCGTCAACTCTTCACAGTTGCAACGAAGTTGCAGTTCAGATAAAGGGGGCCGATTATGGATGCTATCGGTGGTCGTCATCGTTTATTTGTAAACAGTCAACGTTATTATCTGAAAGGTGATCCGACGTATGACGTGGGCGGTTTGAAACAAACTGTCATTAATACGGTTGACGGAAAAACCTTCACAAAAGAAGAGTACGTGAATTGCAGCGTGTCTGGAACGCTTGCGTTTACGCCGTCTTTGGATTTGGCCGCTCTCCGCGAGACAAAAAAAGCAACCGTCATGCTGGAATGTCCGAACGGACAAACTATCGTTTTCCCGGATGCGTCGTTCGTCGATGACCAGCCCGTGAGCGGTGGCGAAGGTGAAGTTTCTTTCGCCTTTGCTGGCGACGGTAAAGCCAAAATCATGATGCCTTAAACTTAACTCCGTTAGGGCGTTGCGGTTGCCCGGTTTGACGATTTCTGGGCAGCCGCTTTTATTTTAAATCGTATTAACTTGTTTGTCTTATGGGGATTGAATGGACTTTACAGGCATTGACATCGGGGCAATAGCGGCTTCGATTTTGGCAATAATCAAGGCGTTCCATTCGGACGCAAAGACAAAGAAAGTTGATGAAAAGACAAGCGGTATTCAAAGCGACCGCGTTGTTTCTAAAAAAAATTATGACGAGCGTTTTGCTGAATATGACGTGCGCATGAACAACATAGAACGCCGATTGGATAAAGGCGATTTGCGATTCAGTAACGTCGAGAAAAAAATCGACGAAAACTTCCGGGATTTGAAAAACGATTTTTCAAAGTTTGGCGGAAACGTGAAATTTATCATGGGCCTTTTAAAAGGCATGGAACAAAATTCAAGGGATAAGAAATCAAAATGAACTTGATTCTTTTGTTTGTGATTATCGGCGGGATTATCAACGAAATAAACGATTAGAGCTTATGCAATACGGCATTCCTTACATGGGATCTAAAAATTCAATCGCCGATGATGTTGTAAACGCGATCCCTCCGGGCGGTAAGATTCTCGATGCCTGTTGTGGTGGTGGCGCGTTCTTGATGGCGGCGGCCATGAGTATGCGCTGGAGTGCCGTTGTCGGTAATGATATTAACCTGGCTACAATAAAGCTGTTGGATGCCGTTCTAATCAATAAAGGACAAATAGAGTACGAACACCCGGCGGCGTGTTCGCGTGTTGATTTTTTTAACAGTATTCAGCGAATTAAAAACGGCGATTTTGATATTCAAGATTGTGTCAACAAATATTGCGCGTCGTTCGGCAATGACGGCAAATCGTATATTTATGGTGAGTCAATAGAAGAGTATAAACTAATCGCTGAAAAGATGCTTACGGCTGAAACGTTGTCTGAGAGACGAAGCTATTACAGAAAATTTTTTGACATCGTTACAAATAATAACGATGACGACGGACGCCTGCAAAAGCTGGAGTTCGTGCAACGGCTTCAAAGCTTGGAACGCTTGGAACGCTTGGAACGCTTGGAACGCTTGGAACGCTTGGAACGCTTGGAACGCTTGGAACGCTTGGAACGCTTGGATTTATTTGATGTGGATTATAGCGAGTTCGATATAGTTTATTTTGACCCTCCTTATAAGGGAACGCACGAGTATGATTTTAAATTTGATTACGAACGCTTTTACGATCTGTTTTCGTCGCTGAAAATTCCGGCGTTCCTGTCAGAATATGACGCGCCGTTTGAATGCGTCGCTGAATTTGAAAAGCCGCAAATGATGGCGGCTTCGGTCGGTTCGACAAAATCGACAACAAAAGAAAAGCTGTATTTCAACGGCTCAAAAGACCGTTACAAACAACTCATGGGCCGATTCTACAAAGAAAAAGAAGTGCAGTTAAGCTTGTTCTAAAGTCTCGTTTTCTAATAAAGTTTTTCTGTATTTTCGGGCTAAATCGGCATTTGGTCTGCTAGATATTAAATTTTCAAATTCATCATCTGACATTGAAATAATTTTTGAAAAATTTAAAATTTGATAATCCGTATTGTTGGCTTTGGCAAATTCTTTAGCCAGAAGTTTTTTATTAAAAAAGCGATAATTCAACGTGTACATGTTGTCTTTGACGTAATTGTATCTGCAAACGTAAATTTCTTTTGCTTTGTTTTCTATGGCAAATTCTAATAGCTCTCTTTCGTATCTTATTTCATGTTTTAGAATTATTTTATTTATCTCATTGTCGTTAAATCGTGGAAAGCTGGGATCTTCTATAATTTTGTTTGTTAAGTCAAAGTCCATTTATTTATCCTTTTATAATGAGTTTGTTTTTGATTTTGTGAAACGTTTCTAGCGGTTGCGGCGATAGCATACATGCGTCAAAAATATCTGGAGAGCGTGGCGTGCTTTTAAATTTTTTAAGCTGTTTAAAATTATCTTGCAAAATTTTTGCGTCTGTGTCGAAAACTTCCGGCTCTTTTGTCTGATTGATTAATTTTTGAGCTTTATCTTTGGCGTATTCCGAAACGTCATCCATTTCGTCCGGTATATAGATTGTCTTATGACTTCGAAAATTCATTTTATTCGTCCTCTTTTTCTTGTTTTTGATGATTTAGATATAAAGATGTAGAAATGAATCGGCAGCGATTTTCTTCTGCTGCTTTGGCTCTTTCGTATTCGTTTAGTTGGAAAATTTTTCTTTTATTTTCAAAGCGGATAAATTGTTCTTTTTGCAAATTTCTTTTTCTGTTGTTGATTGCTGTTAGTTCGTCGTACAGTTTTTCTCTTAAATGTTTGGAAAATAATAGTGATTCTTTGAATATTTCTGGACAATCAATTTCTAATGCTTTTCTGCCAATGTCAGTTTTTGTCAAATCAAACCATGATGTTACGATTCTTAGAAGATTGACAATGTCTTTTTCTGTCATTAAGAAGCGGAGTTCCCAAAAAATACTTGATAGTTCAAGGTCATGTAATTTGAGTGTATCCATTTTTATTTTCCTTTTTTTAAAAGTTCTTGAGCGTATTCTGAAAATTCAAATTCTTCTATAAAATCTTTGTCGAATGGCATTTTTATTCGTGCATTCCAGGTTGATTTTATATAACGTTTTATGTTGTTTATGTCGTCCGTATCAATCATAAAATTTTAAACCTCAAAATTCATTTTATTCGACCTCTTTTTCATATTTTGCGACCGTTTCGTCGTAGAATTTTTTGAATTCTTCTGAGTTTGTGATCAAATCTATTTCCGTTTTGGTTGGAAATTTTACCTTATTTTGTATAAATTTCATTATATCATTTTGAATTTTTTCTTCGGTTAAATCGAATTCGTATGCTATTGTTGCTATAAAAACTAAAGCGTAATCGCTGCCGCGAAGTCCGGAGCCTTGTAAATTGTGACTGCATGCGGTTGTTGTTACGGATTCTACCTTTTTCCCTTTGCAAAAATAATTTATTTCATTTGTAATGTCTTCGGAACTTCTAGCGATTAAAACTTTGTATCTTTTTTCGATTTTGTGAGACATTTTTTACTCTCCTGTCTTTTCGGCATTTTCATCGATGTAGCGCTCGACCAGATAGCGTAAAAATGAGCTGGTGTTTGCTGCGATTTTGGGGTTTACTCCGCGCTGGATGGCGGTTTTCATAGCTTCGTCGATTTTTGACGGTGAGAGTACCACGGTGAAATTAGTGTGGTCGTTGTCTTTTATTCTTGGCATTATCTGTTCTCCGTTTTCTAAATTTTAAAAATTTTAAAGTCGATAAGTTTGACAAAATCGTCGATTGCCTTATTTGAAATTGCGGCATGAATTCCGCAATGAAATAAGTTTCTGTATTCGAAGAATTTTTCATCGAGTGATTCTAAAAATTGTTCTGCAATTTTTCCCTCGATTATCCTGCTGAGGCCCCTTGCAAGCTCTTTCAGTCTGATATTAATATATTCTTGCGGTTTTCCTACTGCATCCATTTCTACTTTGGCGTAGATCATATCTTCGCCTGGAATGTAAAAATTTTTTCTATCGTCGAAAATGTTCATATTTTTTTTATCCTCGTTGTTAGAAGTTTCACGGGTTCAGGCGTTGCCCGCGCGCCTGTGTTGTGTTACTTTATTCCGTGAGAATACTTTTTGCAGAATTTGCCGTTGTAGTGGATTTGGAAAGCGTATTCGTCTCCGTTTGAAAATACGATTTTACCTCCTTCTGGGGCAATATTGACACAATTCCCGGCGTGGATGTCATAACGCATCATGTCGAGTTCTTCTTTTAATGAGTCTATGTCGCCGAATTTTTTTTTCTTTGTTTTCGGTGCAAAGTCCGGTCTTTTTGCAGTACCATGAGTAAGTGAGTGTGTACATTTCTTTTTCCTTCCTTGTTGGATTGTTTAACTTTCTGTATATAATATACGTAAATTACGTAATAAATGCAAGCGATTTTTTTATAAAAATGTGTAAATCTTTTGTTTACTTAAAATTGTGTTTGATTTTGAATGTTCCATGATAGATGTCTATCAGTTCTTTTTCTGGTCGATATTCTGTTTGACTAGTTCTGTAATTCCATACGCCAACGACAACAAACGGTGCTCCATCAATGACGCTGCCGCATTCTGGACAATCTGTGTCAACGGATCCGCCTTCTTTGATTTCGCTTGTGAAATGGATGTGAATGTTTTCTTCGAATTCAGCGCCGCATTTTGGACATGAGCATTTAACTGTGAATTTCGGCATTTTAACCTCGTTGTTGATAGTTTAAATCGCTTCACCCCATCCGACAAGCGAGCAGTCGGTAGCGATGAAAGATGTTTTGTATTCCTTGTTTATTTTGGACGTGCCAGCAAATAAAGCAGATGCACTATTGTTGTCGATAACTTCGACAGTCATATATTTATTTTCACGCGGGGCGACGTAATATCTTTTCATGGCTGTATCCTCTTTTTTAAATTTGCGGGTTCAGGCGTTGCCCGTTCGCCGGGGTTGGTTAGTCGAAGAAAAATTCTCTTCCATCGTACTTGATGTATTCGTTTCCGTTGCTTTTGTAGATTTTGCGCCAAATCACTTTATCGTCTTTGACGAATTTGGCACACAACTTTTCGCTTTCGGAATTACTGCGATACATACCTTCGTATTCAATGCCGTATTCGTTATACAGTGTTCTCATGTTGTTTTGGTGTCTCATTTTTTACCTCGCTTGTTGTTTGTTGTTCTTTATGTACATAATATATGTAAATTACGTAGAAAAAGCAATAGAAAATTACATAAATTACGTAAAATTTACAAAAAATGCTTAAATTCTGAAAATTTCGGCAATTTTTATTAAGAAAGTTTACAAAACTAAAACAAGATTTTAACCCGTATTTAATTTTATAAAATTTTTATGTCAAAAAATGACAGTTTTATTTATATTTATGAGTAGCTTGATTTTGCATTTAAAATAGGAGTTAGAAATGCAGTACAAATTAAAAGAACCGATTGATATTGGCGGCAAAGTTATCGAGGAAGTCACGATTAAAGAGAAGTATAATGCCGGTGACTATATCGAATGCCAGAACGCCGGGGCTGGTGATGGTGATCGAAATTGCAGACAAGTTTCTTTGTCTATCGACTTGGGCGAGCCGCTTGTTAAAAAAATGTCTGTTCCTGATTACGTCGAGATTCTCAAGATTTCTACTGATTTTTTCTTGCAGAATACCGGCGCGGCGAAGGGAAATTCCTAAACCACCGTTTAGGCGTTGTTGCTGGTGTTTTCCATTTTAGCGTGCAAGATTTGCGCAGAATGACTTTATATGAATTGAAATTCTGGTATGACCGTGCTATTGCTTTCATGAAGTGGACTATGCCAAAAAGGAAATAGATGTCTGTCAAGGTGAAAAAATCTTTTTTGAACGGCGCGCTTTCGTGGTATTTCTCGAAGGCTGGATGCGTTCGCCTTATGGACGATGTTTCTTTGTGCATGGAAATCGAGCGTGATAAACGCTGTTATGCGTTTGAACTTTTGTTCAAAAAGGGTTATGAAAATGACGGCTTGAACGTTCCGAAATTTTTGCAGAAGTGGTTCAAGAAAATCGACAAGAAAAACGAGCTTTATAATTTCGCCGGTTTCGCTTTTTGCTTCTTGTATGATGTAAAAGGTTGTCTGCAAAAAGATTTTATTCTTTCGCTCCCGGAATGCGATTCTATTTTCAAAGGGATTCTTTTAAACGCTGGTGTTTCGCGATTTAAGGCGTCTGTTATTTCGTTTGTATTGAGCGGATTCTGTGGTTATTTCGACCGCTGGGTTAGTCCGTCGAGTGTTAAAAATGTTGTTTGTTCTAAAGTTATCTGCATTGATGGGCGCTAATTTATGGCATCACCGAAAATTAATACTGTTCTATCGTTTGCGACTAAGGGCGTCGGGGCTGTAAATCACGACGTTAAATCTGTCGTTAGCGGTGTAGATGGAGCTACTTCTGCCGTTGACAAGTTGTCTGCAAAGATTTCGTCTATTCAGAAGGGCGTTGCGTTTCAGTCTGTGGTCGTTGCGGCTGGTGCCGTTAAAAATATGTTCAGCGCCGTCGCGGAAACGGTCGAGGGTGCTGTTTCTGCGGTGTACGGGCTTGCTGCTTCACAAGCGGCCGCCGCTGACGCTATCGGTAAGACTTCGGCGCTGATGGGGATGCAGGTCGGCGAATTGCAGGCTTTGCGCTCCGCTGGTATGCACGCTGGCATGAGCCTTGAACACGTCGATGCAGCTTTGCAAAAATTCTCGGTGAATACGGGCAAGGCTGCGGCTGGCGAGAAGACGCAAATCGAGCTTTTCAACGCTCTTGGCGTTGCGACAAGAAACGCTGACGGCTCCATTCGTTCGCAGACTGATTTGTTGATGGACGTTGCGGATGCTTATTCGAAGCTGACAAATTCACAGGACCGCAACCGCGTTTCTCAAGAGCTGTTTGGCCGAAGCAGCATCCAAATGTCGTCGCTGCTGAAAGATGGCTCCAAGGGTATTGCCGAAGCTGTTGCGCTTTACGAGCGCACAAATGCGGGCTATACGTTGGCCCAGGCTGGAGCGGCCGAAGCGTTCAATGATAAGTTGCAGACGATGCGCGAATATATCGGTGGCATTCGCAAGGATCTTTTCTTTGCGCTTGTCCCGGCATTTACAAAGATGTTCGACGGGGTCGCTTCGTTTATCGACAAAAATCGTCCTAAAATTGATTCCATTGTAAACAAGCTTTCGGACAAGTTGCCTAAAGTCATCGACGATGTGACTTCGGCGTTGCCAGTTATCTTGACGGGTGTTTCGGCGGTCGCTTCTGGTGTCGGCTCCATTGTCGATTTTACGGGGCCGTGGGTGCCGATTTTGACGGCGGCGGGCGCTCTTATTGGCGGGACTATTTTAACGGCCGTTGGCGCTGTTGGTGCGGCCGTGGCGACGATTGGACCCGCTTTCGGCGCGGCTGTTGCGGCTGCGGCTCCTATTGTGGGCGTGGTCGGTCTTGTCGTTACAGGTGTTGTCGCTTGGGGATCCGCAATTAAAAGTGTTATCGATAATTGGGCGATGTTGAAAAGTTTTGTAGTCGATGATGTTTTCCCGGCGTTCATTAACGGCGTGAAAGTTTTTGCAAATTACTTTATCGATGCTTTCGCCGTGATTGCAGACGGTGTTGCGAAACTCCCTATAATTGGCGAAAAGATTGCGGGCGGTGCTGGTGACTGGTGGCGGTCTCAAAGATTCGATGTCGGTTCTTACGGTGCTTATGATGCACAAAGTATTCCTGTTGGCGAAGAAAACGCCGTCGTGTTGACCGGTGGACAGGCGTCAACGTCTAGCAGCTTGACGGTTGATTTTCGAGGGGTCCCGCGTGGCACAAAGATTACTCCGTCTGCAAATTTCGATTATGGCAATATTGACTATTCTGCTGGCTATGCCTTCGGAGGTTCTTAATGGCTGCGATTGACGAGCTTGAGCGTGTAGATATTACTGTTGACGGCGTGACGGTGAACGTTGTTGGCGGCTCTTTCAAGGGAGTGCCGTTCTTTGTCGATGACTACGAGATGCAGGGTGGCGGTCGCAATATCGTTTCGAACCCGGTTCCGTTTTCTTCGAACTACATAAATCAAGATTTGGGCGGGAAAATTCCGACGCATCCGATTAACATTTATCTTGTCGGTGACGAGTGCAAACAAGCGCGCGACAACTTGATTGCTGCTTGTAATGAAGAGGGGGCTGGGGAGCTTGTGCATCCGTTTTTCGGGCGGTTCCAGGCTGAATGCGTTTCTTTGACTGTTTCCGGTGGAAAATCTGGTGTAAACTATTGCACGCTACAGGTTGAATTTAGGCCGGTGAGCGCTGCGGATGGTCGCCAGGTCCAGCGTAATTTGGCTGGCGTTACAAAGGCGGCCGCAAGCGAATTTCAAAAAAATTCTGCGGACAAGTTTTCGGACAATTTTACGATTACAGGCAAAGGAAAAGGCGTCGTTGATTTGGCTGTTGAGTTTACGCAAAAGGCTATGGACGCGGTTCTTTCGGCTCGTCAGGTGTTGGCGACGGTGAATGATTTTGTGGCCGCCGTTGGCGCAATGAAGTCAAATGCGGCAACTATAATGATGGCACCGGCTGACTTTGTGGCGCGTCTTGAAAATATCGTTACCGCGACAAAAGAAATGTTCGGAGTTGACAACGACGAAAACGACGTTGAAGAATACCTGGATATGCTTGAGCGCGTCCGCGATCTTGATAATGGCGAAAATCCGGCGGGTAGGATTGCGGCGACGTTCAAGAATTTGGCCGCTTCGATGGTGGCTTCTTCGCTTTTGGATGCGAAATTTTCAAGCGTGGACGATGCCGTCGCGATGCAAAAGAAAGTTTCTGAAACTTTTGAATGGCTGCTTGAACAGACAAACGACGTGGATGACTATATGTCGATTAGTAACCTGGAATCGGCTTCGCTTGGTTATCTACGTTCGACTATGGAAAATATCGCGGTCGTTCTTGAAAAGGATATTACGTATTCAAACAACGTTTTACAAGTTTGTTATGATGTTTACGGATCTGTGGACCGCGCGGAAGAGATTCTCGACCGTAACGGGCTTGTTCAGGGATTGTTTATTTTGCCGGGTAAAGTTAAGGTCCTAAGCAAATGATTGCTGTAATGTGCAATGGAGCGCAAATGCGCGGGTTTTCTTCGGTCAACGTTACAAAAGCGCTCGACCAGTTTTGCGCGACGTATTCTTTGCAAGCTGTTCCGGAAAAAGGCGCGTGGCTCCCGACGTTCCCGGAAGATAAAATTGAAATTTTCGAAAATGACGATTTGGTTGTGCGCGGATTTAACGACGAATGCCGTCCGTCGTTCAGCGCTTCGGGCTGCTCGTTTGGCGTTGCTGGGCGTGAAATAGTAAAAGATATTGTCGATTGTCCGCCTGAAACTGTGAATTTTGAAAATAAAAAAGTTGATGAAATTGCAAGAATAATTTGTGCAGAATTTGGCGTTGCGTTTGACGGCGCGGCTGGTGCTGACGTTGGCGCACCGCTTGAAAAGTTTTCGGGCGATCCTGGAAAAAGCGCACACGAAGTGATGATGGACGCTTGCAGGCTTCGCCGTTGTATCCCTGTTACTGATGGCAGCGGTCGCGTTCGCATTGATGGCGGGCGTTACCGTGCGGCGTCCACCGATATCGTGCAGGGCGTGAACGTTCTTTCGGCGTCCGGGAATTTTAGCACAAAGAATCGTTACAAGGTTTACCGCGTGGTCGCTGCGAGCGATTTTGAGGGAAAGACGTTTGCCGAAGTTATCGATGATGAATCTGTGCGTAAACGTCGCTGGGTGATGGTTGACGAACGCTGGGCGACTAAAGAATGCTGTGAGGACCGCGCAATGTGGGAGGCCAAGCATCGTCAAGCGGTGGCGAATGCGTTGACCGTGAACGTTTCCGGATGGCGTCAAAATGACGGTGGCGCGCTGTGGTCGCCTGGTCTGATTGTGCGCGTGGATTTGCCCGCGATAATCGGCGAACCCGGTGAATATCTTGTGAATCGTGTTGATATGCGTTTCGATGTTAGTTCGGGATTGACAACGGCGTTGTCTCTCGTTGATCCGTCGTGTTATTCTCCAGCGCCGGGGTTCCCTGTCGCAAAGAAAAGCGTGAGGGCGACAAAGGCTAAAAGGGATGTTTGGGCCAGTATTAGGGCGCAGACGGGGAGTAAATTGCGGT